TACCCTCATCCGGATAGCTTTCTTAGAGGAAGTGTTTGGCATGGGGATTCCCTGAAGGAATGCTTTCCTACTTACTACGGGGGATATGGGAAGGTCGAAGTTTTAGACGGTTTATTTCTAGCCGCAAAAGGGGGAACTCTAAATAGTATTAACACTAGAAAACCTGAGGAATTTATAGGGGACTGGGATTATTACGATATGTATTATACTTACCAAGCCCATCTAAAAGGAAAATCTAATAAAGCTGTTCCCATTATGATTTTACATAAATCTACGGGAGACGGTGCTATGAGCGAGGACTGGAATGGGAGCAGAAAAGCCTTTCTTAAAATGTATGGCTCAAAGTTTGAGGATATTACTCTTCCTCACCAATCTCAACTGCCAGAACAGGCTTAGGGTTTTTCTCAAACTTCATAATTAAATCATTAAACGCCGTGTTCTCTCGTTCCTTATCATGCACAATCATAACCCAGTCGGAATTAGCAACAGCTCTTTCGGAAGCTGTGAACCAATCATTTTCCCAGTCCAACGGGCTACATTTTTTTTCACTTAATATAATTATCTTGTCTGCCTTACAGGAAGCCGCTTCTAAAATAAATTTTTCCTCCGATGTTAGATTGGTAAAAAAGTGCTTAGAGGGCATTACAAGGCGGATTTTGATGTTATTTATTAACAATAACGGAATAAGGTTAATGTTTACCCCTTTGGTGGGGCATACATAAACTACTGAGGGCTGGTAATGTAAAATTGCAGAAATAATTTTATTTAACCCGTCTCCTCTCCTCCTAGACATATGAGAACTATTGACAGGAGGAAAATAATTTTCTCCCAGCAAAGCTATTTGAGCTTGTTTCTTTAAATGATTCATAAATTACTCCTCATTGCTACTCTCCTGTTATCTAGCGTTAAAGGTATAGAGACGGGAAAAATTCGTTTTGGAAGTCTGCATACTTTCAAGAAGGGTCAGATGGTACACTTGGTAGATTCTAAGAAAATATACGCGGAAATCCCTTATTACCAAACTATAATTAGGAAGAACCTTAAGCCCGGCACAGCGGAATATACACATCTAATGTTGAAAGCGACCGAACTATATAAAGGTACTCTTGGCAAGTCAGGACTTTCCCTGATTGTCGAATCCGATGGGGTGGATAAAACACTCCATAAAACCGAAGACGTAACCAAAAAAATAATAAGTCTTCTATAACCTGCCGAAAGGAGGTATAAAATTATGAATCACTACTTTACACATTTTGATAGGCTCTTCAATGAGCTAGATTGGGGACCCGAAACCCCGCAACCAACGCAAGCAAAAGAAACTTGTAGAATGCCAAAATACCCAGTTAGCAATTGCTACCTGTCACCAGACCAAAACTCACTAACTTTTGAGTTTGCTCTTGCGGGGTACGAGGAAAAAGAAATTAAGGTGATTGGAGGTAAAAATTCTTTTACTATCCGTGCCAGTAAAAACTCAACGGAGGATGTCTGCGTACTTCACAAAGGCATTAGCGATAAAGCTGTAGACTTTTCTATCAACGTTGATGAGCAATATGATACTAAAAAAGCCAAAGTGGCTTATAAGAACGGGTTACTTAGTGTAACTGTTCCTAAGGCTAAGGAGGCTGAATCTGTTATGCTATTCGGATAAATATTAAATTTTGTTCTTTATAGGGATGGTCCCCGTAAAAAGACTAAACCCAGAA